TTTGCCCCTTTTCCTAGATTTGCGTTGTTTCTTACCGCGTCCTCTATTTAACCTAGCTTCTTCATCAACTACAGCACTAAGAGCAGTTTCTAATTCTCTTAGCGTTTGTTTTAAATCAAAACGTTGTCTATATATTGAAGCGTGCGCAGCCCTAGAAGCAAGGCACTCGTTTTCAGCTCTTTCTGCTTGTTCTTCTAAAGCCTTATATGCTTGACAACGTATTTTTTCTAGTCTTGTATGAAGTTTTTCAACTCTTGTGTCGGAACGACTACACGCTTCACTATTACTAGTGTTATTATCATAGTGTTGTTTTATTTTATACGCTTCCTCTCTAATCGCAAGTGCTAAATTAGATTGTTTCAAATTTCTATTTATGGCAGAAGTATTTCCTCGGTCATCTGCTGCATCTCTTGCGCGTTGAAGTCTGTGCCTATCTTCAGTTACACGATTATTCGCTAACCCTAATTGTTCAGTAAGTTCAAGTAGTCGTAATCTTAAAGGTCTTAATTGTTCTTCTAAAGCTATTCTTTGCGTTTCTAACTCTGCTCTTCTTATATTTAGTGTATTAAGTCTTTGTGTTCCTGCCATATTATATATATAAGAATATATTAATATATTAGTATTTGTTATCTAGTTTCATAATCCTCTTTTTTTTGTTCTTCTATTATTTGTTCTTCTATTATTTGTTCTTCTATTTCTTCTTTTTTTACCATATGCTATATGTTGTTGTGTGTTGAATTGTCTTATTTGATTAATTAAATCAAATATTTCTAATGCAATAGTATGTCGACTATTTAATAAATTGCGTATTTTTTCTTTAACAGTTGTTAGATTATTATCTACAACATTATACACTCGTTCACTTTCGTTATATGCTGCTTGTGCATAATCTCTTTTTTCTGTTTGTGTTTTTTGTTCCTCAACATTTCTTGCTTTACTTTGTTTTATACTTTGTTTTATACTTTCTGTTAACTCATTTGTTAGATTTAAATTAGCCATCTTAGCAATATTTACGTGTGCTAGATGACCAATAAGAACTGTTTGTTCTTCCATAGTATTTCTCAATTCTTCTTCTAACCTGGCTATTTGTATTATTAATTCATCTTTTCTACGTATTAAAGCTAGTTTACTTATTATATTATCGGATATTACTTCTCTACAAATAGGACAAGTAATATTACCATATTGTATGATACTTTCTAAACATTTATCATGAAATTTATGACCGCATTCTAATACACTAACGTCTTTATTTAATATCATTTGATCTAAACATATTGGGCACATATTTTTCTTTTCTTCATTTATTATTCGTATTGTTCTAAACTTATTACTTCGTTTAATAGCTTTTAATGACCTGGCTCTAGATTGAATTGTAGTTGCTGCTACATTTCTTTTTGTTCTAACCTTATTACTTCGTTTAATAGCTTTTAATGACCTGGCTCTAGATTGAATTGTAGTTGCTGCTTTTTTTTTGGCTAATGAGTTTGGACTAGGTGAAGGCATATTAATTATTATATTATTTATTATATAATATAAGAATAAAATAATAATTTTACATTAGTCGAATAATAAGTTTATATAAATGATAAACTATAATAAATACTCCAACAAATCCTAAGGCATTATATGTTTCTTTGGACAACTTATTTTGTAATCCGTAATATGCTAGTGCTATAAATCCCGGAATAAATAATATATAATGGGCGATGTTAAGTATATTTCTTAAATTAGTAAATTCTAATGTTGGAAACGGAACAAATAATATTATACCTAATCCTAATAATCCTAACGCATAATATATTGGTCTTGGTGACTTATGTTGAAAATAACCAATATATACTAATAATGCACCAATAACAAATATATGTAGCATATTGACATACTTCATTCCTATTTTTACAATGCTCATTTACTTATTATAAAATAGTAAGCTATATTATTTTTAGATTTTAGATTTTAGATTTTAGATTTTACTTAAATTTCCAATATAATATTTTGGTAAAACACTTTCGCTTACAAAACTAGGGTGATTAATAGAATTAAAAAGTCGTGTTGCATCTTTGCCAACGGCTTTCATAATAACATCTCCCCCAGGATGTGTTGGTATCCATTTACTAATATTATAAACTTTATTATCTATTATTGTCCATGCATCACCCTTTTTTTTATGTTTTTTAACTTCGCCCAATGTAAATGTGTTTTTAATGCTACCGCCTAGTTTGTGTTTTAAGGTCTTGTTATAGGTCTTGGTCTTATTATTTGTGCTAGTTTCTAACAATTGTGTTATCTTGGCTATACAGCTTTCAGATGTCATCAAAGCACCTTCGCACCATGCTTGATACTTTGAATAATTTTCACCAATAATAAAAATACGACTATAAGGATTTAATAATTTAGAACTTAAATATTCGGAGTCTACTCCTTTTTTCCAACATGCTACGCCTGCATCCCAAAAATACATTTTAATATATTTACTTAAAGGCACCTTTGTACTAAATAGTTGATTTAGTTTTGCGTTTAACTTAACTTTAACGTAATCAAGTCCCTTACTAGCTAATAAGTTATTCCAATAACGCGCATTAGCACAATCGCTATAACTACTCATAATTAGTCCATTATTTGGATTAATAGGAATTACAAATTGGACATTAGTATTTGTAATGGTTTTTTCAACATTCTTGAACCACACAGATCCGCTCTCTTGTTCTTTATCATAAATCTCGTATATTCTTAGGAGATTTATTGAATTTATAGAGTTTAAATCGCTTAGTAAAGGCTTGAAGATTGTCAATTGGGTCAAGCTTTTTTTAGGAATGGCGCATATTACATGTTTTGAATATATTTTTTTTGAGCCAGACCCTTTACTATTATAATTTGTAACACTTATTTCAAATAAGTCGTCTACATTATTATTTTTGTAAGTTATATTTTCAACATTAGAGAGATTAACAAGCTTTATGTTATTGGACTTATAGCCTTGTGTTTTTTTAATAGCCACTACTAGCTCATCTATTATTTGCTCTAGTCCTCCGTTAAGTGTGAAAAACTCCGCACTCTTAGTATAATCATATTTAAAATATTCAATTGCATCATAAGCGTTTAATTCATTCAAATCGGAAGAATATTCAAATACGTCTTTCACTGCTCGAGAGAATGATGCAGACACATATTTTGTAAGAAACTCATACAAATAATAGCTTTGTTTTGTAGACTTGCCTAATTTGGAAACCTGGGGGCTAAAGAAAAATTTGGTTAATTTGTCCATAATGTAATCTTTTGTTGATGTTTTGTTGATTGCTTTATTGTCTCTTACTTCTATATATGTTTTAGTATTTGGAATAGGGATTATTTTGGGTTTTAGACCGAGTTCATTTATTAAAGTATTGATTAATTTATGATGATATCCTAATCGTCCTGCGCCTAAATCCATGACATATTCTTGCTTGTCTATAGTTTCTTTATATGAATATATTCGACCGCCTAGTCGTTGTCCCGACTCTAATAATAGAATTTTTAGGTGTGTATACTTTTTTGACAATTTATATAAAGTGTAAAGGCCCGCTATGCCTCCGCCAATTATTACTAAATCATAATTGTTTGAACTATGATTTGTTTTATTTGTTTTATTTTTTTGTGTTTTAGTATTACTATTAGTCATGTAACTATATTATTATGTTATAGCAACATAATAAAATAGTTAATTATGTTATATTATAACTAGTTATATGTCTAACATTATTCAAAAGTTGTGTAGCGCTACGTGTATTCTCTCTTGCTGCTCTTAATAAATCTAAAGTTATTGTACGCATATTACTTAACTCTTGATACATAGTTATAGTTACATGTATTCCATGTACCCTAATATAATTAGTAAATTGTGAATTTGCTTCGTCATAGTGTCTTTGTGCTTCTTGTTCGAAATGTGCTGCTATTTGTTGAATTTGTATTGCATTAATTAAAGGCATATTTGGAATTGCGCCGTTTAGTCGTTCCCTTAAAATAGTTATTCGACGTTCTAAATGTGCTAGTGCTTGCAATTCTTCTATTATTTCTTGTCTTTGTATTAAAGGATCAGTCGTTGCAGTTCTACAAAGAGGACATCTGTTATGTCCGTGACGTATCATATTTTCTAAACATCTATTATGAAATTTATGACCGCAATTTAGTGTTGTATTAGCTTCAATATCTGTCATTTGATCTAAACAAATAGGGCACTCATTTTCCTTTTCTGCATTATTTATTTCCATAGCTCTTAATCTTTCACTTAAAGTTGGCAGTTCTTCGTTTGCCGCTGACATATTAGCACGCCACGCTTCATCATATCCTTTGCCTAATCTATATGAATAAAATTTAGTAGGCACATGGTGTTTTTTTGATTTTCCTGTGGGCTTTCTTCTGGGCTTTATTCTAGATTTTATTCTAGATTTTATTCTAGATTTTATTCTTACAGTTTTTGCTGTTTTTACAGTTTTTGCTGTTTTTGCTGTTTTTGCTGTTTTTGTAGGCCAATTTCTTAAAGCTTTAAAAAATTCAGGTATAGCGACAGTAATTACTTTATCATTATGTAAGCCAAACATTATTATTTTATATATATAAAATAATAGTATATAATAATATAATATAAGAATATTATTATAAATTAATGTTTGCGCTATAAATATAAACAATATTATATACATTAATGCCTAATAGAATTTGCTAGTGCTAAATCTTGCCTCCATGATGCCTATATTGAAACTTGTCCTGGTTATGCTCTTCTCGCCGCTGGTGCTCTCTCCGCTGGTGCTCTCTCCGCTGCTGCTCTCTCCGCAGGTGCTCTCTCCGCTGCTGCTCTCGTCGCTGCTGCACTCACCGCCTGTATCCTCGCCCTTGCCGCATTCACTATCGCCAGCCTCGACGCCTCCGTCCTCGCCGCCTCCACACTAGCCATTGCCGCCGCCCTCGCTGCCTCCCTCGCTGCCGCCGCCCTCTCTGTCTCCTCCTCCTCATCCTCCTCATACTCCTCATCCTCCTCATACTCCTCATCCGCTGCTGCTGCTTCAGCCTGGTCCTCTACCCTCACCCTCATCGCCCTCACCGCCATATCCGCCATATACTCCGCATTCGTATTCGGTGCCCTCTCCCGAGCGGCATCTAACACATCCTCTGCAATATTAAACGCTTCATGCGGACTTTCAGATAACAAATTAGTGATGTAGGTGCCGAAGTAGTTGCTAAATATTTGTGCACTACACAATGGGCACTTAATAAATCCTTTGCTTAAAGCTTTTATTAAACAATCAGTATGAAATATATGGCCGCATACTAGTTCTGTAGCATTACTAATTTCTTCTATTGGCATTTGACAAAATACGCATGTTTCTTCTAATTTATTTGCATGAATTACTGCAGCTCTTAAATCATCAACAAATCCTTGAGCAACTCTTGTAAATCGTTTGCCTTTTCTTTTGTCTTTTGTATATAGTTTTTTCACACTAATTTTTTGCCTTAAATTCTTTTTATGTCTTAAATTCTTTTTATGTCTAAATGTTTTTGAACCTCTTCTAAATTGTTGCGCTGCTTTCTTTTTTCTTGTTAATAATTTAGAGGTAGATGAAGGCATAATATATTATAGCATTATTATAAATAATAATAATAATAATAAAAATAATAATAATAATAATAATAATAAAAATAATAAAAATAATAATGCTATAATATAGTATAATATAAATCATTAATTCTAAACTTTTTTCTTTATTACCTTCCATGTATTAAATTATCATATTCTTATGATGTTACGCCATTAACAGTAATAGAAGGATTAACAGTCCTGTTTTGTATAGGTGCTGATACTCTCGCATGTACTTGTAACCAAGTAGCCCATTGTCTATTTGCTAGCTGTCTATATGCGTATCCATTGCGTGGTAAACTATTAATTACTCTTGTTGAAGCATTCATAAACCTAGTTGCTTGATCAAATGTTGTTGCATAACGCATATTATCTATTAATGCATTAGCATGATTAATAGCATCAATAGTTGCTCTGCTTTGTCTAGGTGCTTCTTGTAATCGTGGATACGTTTGTAACCATACTTGGTTTCGTGCTTCCCTGAGAACTGCTCGTTCTCTTTCTGGCAAGCTATTAATTAGTAGGTCTGTTTCATTTATCAAGCCAATTGCTTCAATCATAGTAGCAGCATTAGCTAATCCTGCTATTAACGCATTGACAGTATTAATAGTATAATTAATATTACTAGTAGGCATTGAAATAGGCCTTTGTAGGTGATTCGGTATATCTGGTTCTATAGATGCTTTACATAATGGACAACTTGGATTAATGGCATTCCATTGTTCAATACACTTTCTATGAAATTTATGACCACAACGAAGCGTTTTTGTAAGTCTTGGGTACAACATATCACCAGAACATATAGAACACTCCTCAAGATTTGGATTTGCTAACGCTTTTCTAAATTTTTTTTGAATTCTTCTTGTAGCAAGTCTTTTAGAGTTTATTTTTGATAAATCTGCTATTGCTTGTCTTGTATTTTTTCTTTTTTTAAATGATTTTTGAATATGTGTAACTACTTTTGTTCTTGGACTTAAAGACGGTTGTCTTTGACTTAAAGACGGTTGTCTTTGACTTAAAGACGGTTGTCTTTGACTTAAAGACGGTGCTGTTGGATCTAAAGCTGCTAATTCTTGTACATGTGATGGAGCTATTCTAGCTATAGATCTTCTTGTAAATAATCTTTTTCCTAAACTTCTTAATTTTGCTGTTTTGTTTCTTATATTTTTTATAAAGTCCATATATATATATGGATATTATTTTTTATAATGCTATAATATAGATTATGAATTCTAATAAAAATATATCAAAGTTATTTAAGTTGATTAGTGAGAAAAAAATATTTTTAATATTAATTTTTCTAAATTTGCTATTTCAACATTATATTACTTATTACGTAAGTGCTAATATTAATTTAGACGCAGATAAGGATAAGGATAAGGATGCATATAACACTATTATTATTGCATCTTATATAATAGGTTTCATATTAATTATAATTCTTGTATTTGTTCCCATGTCTGCATGGCTAAAATTTATAATATTTTCTCTCTTTTCTGTTGCCTACGGAGTAATATTTATATCTATAAAAAACTATTTTGATCCTAATATATTACATAGTTCTGTAGTTGGAGCTATTATTGTTTTTTCTTTTATGATATTCTTTGGAATAGCTCTAGCTATGAGTGGACTTCAATTAACCAATAATGTGGCTTTTACTTTATTTTATGCTATTTTAGTATTAATAATAGTAAGTGTTGTGCAATATTATACTTATTATTATTCTTTTATAAAAAAGCTCCTACTTATTGCTGTTGCAATCTTATTTACATTATATATAGTAAATACAACAAACAACGTATTACATCGCAACTATGAAGGAGACTTTGTAACTGCGTCCTTTGATTACTATATTGATAATTCAAATTTTTTAAACGCATTAAAAATACATAATAACTAAACATAATAGCTAAATTAGTATTTCTATTTTTTGTTTTTGTTTTTATTTTTTTTTGTTTTTTGCCAAAATAAATTATTTTAGTATATTATACTAAAATGATTTTCAAAAAATCAAATGTAGCAAATAAAAGCAAAAAATCTTTTTTTAAAAATGATATAGCACAAGTATTTAGGTTGATTAATGAAAAGAAGGGTTTCTTTGCGTTAATTTTAGCAAATTTATTATTCCAACTTTATATTACTTATTATGTAAGTGAAAATGTTAATGTACAGGAAGAGCAAGAGAAAGAAGGAGAAAAAGGTGCTAAAAATTATGACATGAAATATATTGGTGCATTAGTAGCAACAATTGTTATTATTTTAATTTTGGCATTAGTTACTATGCCGTCGTGGATGAAATTTATATTGTTTTCTCTCTTTTCTGCCGCTTTTGGTATTCTTTTAGCATATAGAAAATATGGATTAGATAGTGGTGTTATTAGAAGTGCGCTAGTCGGCACAGCCAGTATTTTTGTTACTATGTTTGTATTTGGAGTAGCACTAATAATGAGCGGTATTAAATTAGGTTTTATGACTGCGCTCATTTTGTTTTTTGCCTTATTAGCGTTAATAATTATTAGCATTGTGCAATATTTTATTGTTCAATCTTCATTATTAAAAAAATTATTAGTTATTGGATCGTTAATTATATTTTCAATTTATATTGTGTATGATACAAACACTATATTACAACGTGATTATAGTGGCGACTTTATAAGTGCATCATTAAACTATTATTTGGATTTAATAAATATTTTTAGTGCATTATTGGGCGATGGCGGCGATTAAACTATATATAATTATTTATTCAATTTGCCAAACATTGCCAGGTCTTACATTATTACCTTTATCTATTATATAATAACGGTATGCTTCCAGCATCTCGTCGCGTGCGGCTCTAGTTAATGCCATAATGTTATTAAAACTTTCAATTCGCGATACCCGCGCAGCAAGTTCTCCAGCTTCATTAGCTAATCGTTCTACTTCTTCTAGAGTTCTTCCGCTTCTTTGGCTCATAAGCCTTTCATGTGTTTCAAAGTATGCTATTTCTCTTTGATAATCCGCTCTACTAAGCATGACGCTCTCACCTTCTACTAATTTCTTTTTGTATATTGCTACTCTTCCTAGCCTTGTTTCCATTAATGTGAGCATTGTCCTATTCCCTCCTTCTCTATCTTCTTGCATTAATTGCCTCACCATAGTCCGCACTGTTTCTTGATTTGCTCTATCACTCGCCTCAATCCTCGCTCGCACTTGATCCATATCCCTTTCCTCTTCCTCCTGCCTTTCCCTGTCTCTCATTCTTGTCCTTGTCGCCTCCCTTCCATTATCCATTGCCTCACTAGTGTCAACAGGTGCTAACTCGCCTTCTGGCATAAACCCTGAATATGGCTCCCCATTTATCATCCCTGCCATCCTTACTCTCATTATTTTTGATCTTTTTGATTTATCTTTAGTATTGTTTCCTAAATTATAGGTATATTTATTTCGTTTAATGCTAAATAAATTTCTATTTTTTCTTCTTGTATCTCTTCTTCTTGATCTTCTTATTGTTCTTCTTCTATGTTGTGCTGGCATTTATATATATGTATAAATATATATATAAAAATTATGGTATAATAATAAATGATACTATAGTAATAAATGATACTATAGTAATAAATGATACTATAGTAATAAATGATACTATAGTAATAAATGATACTATAGTAATAAATGATACTATAATATAAATTATGGTATAGGAATAAACTTCCACCCTAAATCGTCACATATTCTCTTCCATATTTGGTCTTGTTCTATGCGCTTTTCACGGTCTTTTAACATAGGAAAATATGGTAAAAAACTGCGCTCATTCAACAATTCGCATAATTTATATAATGTATAATAATAGTTTAAAAAATTTACTCGTTCTTTAGGGCAATATTTCGAATATGGCTTTTGTAGCTCCATAAATAAATTGCATAATGTTTCCTCAAGCTCCGCACTCATAATGGGTGGTCTAATTCCTAGTTTATCTTTAATAAAAGGTATATGTTCATAATATTTATTGTAGCCAAGATTTTTCAATATTTCCTTAGTTTTTTTATTTGACAAATCACTCAAACTTATGCGCTCCTTTTTTATTTGGTTTTTAATATTTTCAAATACTTCGTCGGGTATATTTGTGCTCTCTTTAGCCTGAAATTGCGCCAAAATCTCTTTTAAATGATTTATTCGTTTATAGGCATATGAGCATACTTCTTTAGGCGGTTCTTTATATGATGGTTTATCTATATCTATTAAATATTTAATGCTATTGGAGCAATTAGAGCATATTGTCATGCCTTCACTTTCAACAAATATTAGCTCACCGTTATTACATATATTACATATGTCGGACGGATAAATAAATTTGTCATAATTTAAATAATTAGGGTCAATATTGTTGAAATATTTATCTATATTTTTATTACTATCATTTTTAATTAAATTATTTTTATTTGGATTATCCATTATGTTATTGCATGTGTCATAACTTAAATTTAATGAAAAAAATTGTTTGACAATATCATTTTTGTCAGAATTTTCTACCATTTCATTACTTGATATATTTTTTTTATTTTCAAAATAATCAAAAATATATTTAGAATTATTTAAATAATAATTCTTTTCTTTATTTCTAAGAGCTTTAATAGTGTTTTTATATTTATTAATAAGTTCTATAATTTCGGTCTTATTTTTTGTTTTAATTAGCATAGTTTCCAATTTATCAATTTGCTTTAAACATTTAGGAATAGCAACATCTTCGTTGTATTTAAATGATTTTATTATTTCATTATGTTTATTATCAAGGGTTGTTTTAATTACGCCTGTTCTCTTCATAGCAAGACTAATTATATTTTTAGCGTATTAAAAATTTATATATTAATTTTTGTAATTAAATATTTTGTAATAAAAACAATTAAAAAAACAATTAAAAAAACAATTAAAAAACAATTAATTAATTAAAAACAATTAAATTAATTAAAAAACAATTAAATTAATTTCAAAAATTTTTTTTCTTTAGGAATATTATAAAAAAATGGCTGGTGGTTTAATGCAATTAGTCGCCTATGGCGCACAAGATGTATATTTAACAGGTAATCCCCAAATTACTTTCTGGAAAGTTACCTATCGTCGTCACACTAATTTTGCCATGGAATCGATTGAGCAAACTTTCAACGGACAAGCGGATTTCGGTCGCCGTGTTACATGCACTGTTTCGCGCAACGGTGACTTGGCTTTCCGCACCTATTTGCAGATCACACTTCCTGAAATTGGCCAGGGTCTAGGTACAACAACCGACCCTAATATATATGCCAGATGGTTAGACTTCCCCGGCGAGCAGTTAATTTCGCAGGTTGAAGTTGAAATCGGTGGCCAGCGCATTGACCGTCAATATGGTGACTGGATGCACATTTGGAACCAGCTAACTTTATCGAAAGAACAGGAGCGTGGCTACTACAAAATGATCGGCAACACCACCCAATTAACATACATTTGCGACCCCACCTTTGCGGACGTTGATGGCCCTTGCTCTGCCAATGGTGTTCGCCAAGTATGCGCTCCCCGCAATGCGTTACCAGAAACAACTCTATATGTTCCGCTACAGTTCTGGTATTGCCGTAACCCCGGTCTAGCTCTTCCATTGATTGCTTTACAGTACCACGAAGTTAAAATTAATTTAGACATTCGCAACATCGAAGAATGCTTATGGGCGGTTACCAATGTTAACGGAACCGGTAAAAAGGCCCTTAATGCGTATAAACAGTCGTTAGCGGCTGCTTCGCTCTTTGTTGATTACATTTTCTTAGACACTGACGAGCGCAGACGCATGGCGCAAAACCCCCACGAATACTTAATTGAACAGCTTCAATTCACAGGTGACGAATCGGTTGGTTCATCGTCCAATAAAATTAAATTGAATTTAAATCACCCATGCAAAGAGCTAATTTGGGTTGTACAGCCTGACGTCAATGTTGATTATTGCGCGTCGCTCACCGAAGGCCATTCGCTAAATCACTTACTTGGTGCTCAGCCATTCAACTACACTGACGCGCTAGATGCGTTACCTAATGCTATTCATGCCTTTGGCAACAAAGGTCTTGTTAATAGCACCTCGTACATCACTGCTTCGTCGCTCTTTGAAGATCCATTTTCTAATAAATTACAGTCTTCGTCTGGATTTGCTAATGGCACTGCCGGAGATTTTAATGGTGGCGCGACCGAATCGGGTGTATCGGATGCCGGCACATTCGTTTTAGCTGAAACCGCGATTGATATGCATTGCTGGGGTGAAAATCCAGTTGTAGTTGCCAAATTACAGCTTAACGGCCAGGATCGCTTCTCGGAGCGTGAAGGCACATACTTCGATTTAGTTCAGCCATTCCAGCACCACACCCGTGCGCCTGACACCGGTATTAATGTTTACTCATTTGCTCTAAGACCGGAAGAGCACCAGCCATCGGGCACCTGCAATTTCTCGCGCATTGACAATGCCACTTTACAGTTAGTTCTTTCGAATGCGACTGTTCAGGGTGTTTCTACCGCCAAAGTCCGCGTATATGCTGTTAACTACAACGTTCTTCGCATTATGTCTGGCATGGGTGGTCTAGCGTACAGCAATTAAATAATAAGTCTAATAAGTCTTATAAGTCTAATAAGTCTTATGTTTTTTCATTTAATTTTTTATAAATATAAAAATTAAATGAAAATAATGAAATATAATATAATATAATAATTATTTTATAATACATTATAAATACAAATTATTATGAGCGTATCTTTAGCTATAAGTAGTTTTTATATTACATATGTGTTTTTACTTACCACTACCGCAATTACATTAATAGAAGCATTACGAAGCCCTATTCCTCAAATTCGTCACATTATGAATTTAGAAACTTGCATTTCAATTGTTGCAAGCTATTTTTATGGACTATTTATTGAAGAAATAAATAAGGCGCAAAATTTGTATAATGTTAAAGATGATAGTAAAGATAATAATAATAACATTATTGATAACATTGCCAATACAGATAGTGCTATAATTAAACCTTTAAGTGTTATACCTATAAAAAAAATTAATAATATGCGCTATATTGACTGGTCTATTACTACACCTTTTATGTTATTGGTTCTCTCTATGGTATTAGGCTATGAAAATAAAGTATTAGTAAAATTTACTCCATTTGTGTTAACAATGGTTCTCAATTTTGCCATGTTAGCATTTGGATATAGTGGAGAGATTGGGCTATTAAATAAAAATATTGCAGGTTTTATGGGTTTTATATTCTTTTTTCTAACATATGGGACAATATGGAAGCTTTTTATGACAGGATCAAAAATAACTATCCAATCCAAATTCATATTCTGGATTTTCTTAGGAACATGGTCACTTTATGGAGTATTTTATTATACAAATGAAGCAACTAAATTAATTGGATATAATATTTTGGACTTAATATCTAAAGCATTTGTAGGTATTTTCTTTTGGCTTTATTTAACTAAATCGGTTGTGTTTTAGTTTTAGTTTTAATATTTTGTATTTTGTATTTTGTATTTTGTATTTTGTATTTTGTTTTCTTTATATTATAATATATGAATGACTTATCAAAGAATGACTTATCAAATATTATAATAAAAAAAGACGAATGTAAGAGAATAAGGAAACATAATGCTATTAAATTACCTGATACATTG